ATGGGGTGCTTTGAACGGCAGATCTCAGAGATGAACAACCTGAACCTGCTGATTTCGGATTTTACAAATGATGTAGAGCAGAACACTCAGGCCATCTGGCATGCCAATGATGTGGATTTCCCGGTTACAAAGACCGTGAAAGAAGACGGCACAGTCGAAACGAAGGTAAAACATCCCGAGTCTTCCGAGTGGGTAAATACCACTACCACACAGGACGGTCATGAGCCATACATCAAGCCCCTGGCTATCGATTATGACTATGAGGGCATGCTCAATAACATCATGGCGCGAAGGGCTCTGATCCTTCAGAAGTGCAATGTTCCTCAGAGAAATGATAATTCTGGCGGTTCCACTGGTGTAGCCATGTCTGATGCTACAGGATGGTCTGCCGCTGAACAGGCTGCCGCAAAGCAACAGCTGATTGTCGAAGCGTCCAAGATGAAAGAGGTGAAAGTGGCACTTGCTGCCGCAAAGCTTTGTCCTGATTTACCCGCTGACAGCCCGATGAAAAAGCTGAACCACAGGAAGATCAAGACGAATGTCACCAGACAGAGGGACTATGAACTGACGGTTAAGTCGAATGCCCTTGCGACACTGCTCAGCCATGGCGTAAACGGTCTTGTGGCAATGCGCACCATCAATCTTTTTGACGATACTGCACAGGCTTACGCGGCATCCAAGGAACTGATTGATAAGTACCAGAAATCGATTTTCGATCCGCCGGAGACATCCTCTGCAAGCACTCAGACGAAGAATAAGCCTGTCGGTGGTGCTGGTGAAGAGGCGGCGAATGCTGACCGTACCATGAGTGATTACTCGGATCAGGAAGTAAACTCCTCGATGATTGGAGGGTAAGCCATGGCAGAATATTCCGTGCTGACCTTCGATGAACTGAACCGTCTTGGCAAGAAACCACGTTCGATGCCGATTGACAAGTACTTCGACGAGATGGACCTGAGCGATGAGCAAAAAAAAGAGCGCAAGAACCTGGCGGAAGACATTGAGGATATTATTCTTGATTTCATGGTTGCCGCAGCACTGGCTCTGAACAACAACAGTGTGGTGGAAGTTCTGTTGGCAGCATATCTTGTTAAAGATTTAACAAGCGCATATGTGAAGTATGAGATACCGGAATCATTTGCTGTTTCCTACGCTGCGAGGATTGCCCCGGAGATAGTTCGTGCGACCTTTGCCAATATCAATGGCAGGCGTGTGGATGCCGTCCGTGAGCGCACAGCAGAGGGTACAAGCGATTCCGAAAGCATCAGCAACAAATACTACCTGTCCGAGGATAGGGCGCGGCTGATAGGCGAAGAAGAGGCAAATACAGCCTTTAATGACAAGGACTATGAGGACGCTGTTGCCTCCGGTTTTACCCACAAGCGTTGGCGCTCCATGCGAGACAAAAGGGTAAGACCAACACATCAGGAAGCCGATGGTCAGGTAGTTGCCATAGATGAAATGTTTCAGGTTGGCGAAGCACAGATGATGTTTCCCCGCGATGTGATAAACGCAGAAGAGTACCCGGAAGAAATCTGTGGGTGCAGATGCGTCGTTGAATATATTTAAAATAAAACGGGATCCTGCAACGGGTCCTTTTTTATATGCGCCAGAGAAGGCGCAATACAAGTTTCGCGGATAACGCTCAGAGAGAACTGAGTTTAAACAAACGCAAAATCTATGGTCAGAGACGACCTTAAAACGCAAGGAGCAATTATGGCTGAAGAGATTAAAGACACTAAGGCACCTGAAGACACCAGTACACCTGAGAAGCCTCAGGAAGAAGCACAAAAGCCGGAAGAGACTACCGAGCAGAAGAAAGAAAGTACTGCCGATGTCCAGGCGCTGATGGTCGAAATCGCAAAACTGAAGAGAGCGAATGACAAGCTGTCCTCTGAAGCAGCGGACTACAAACGGAAATACCGCGACACGCTTTCCGAACAGGAACAGGCATCCATGGAAAAGGCAGAAAGGGAAGCCGAAAAGGAAGAACAGTACAAGCGTCTCCTGAAGGAGAACACTGTGTTCAAGTCCGAGAAGAATTTCCTTGTTCTGGGATATGACGAAAAGCAGGCACATGATGCTGCCGTTGCCCAGTATGACGGAGATTTCGACACCCTTTACCGCATCCAGAAAGATGTTCAGGATTCCCTGATCACAAAGCAGAAAGAGGAATGGCTCAAAACCAGGCCTCAGGTTCAGAGCGGTGGATCCAACGAGACGGAAGACCTTTTTCTCAAAGGTTTTAACTCCGTTAAACAGAGGATTTAAGAGGCTGTTTAGCCGGAAAGGAAACGAAAATGCCAAGTCCAAATGAAGACATGAACTATGCAATAAAGTATGCCCCGCAGGTAGACCAGAGATTTACCCTCGGTTCCCTGACCGCAGGCATCGTAAACAACAACTTTGACTGGATCGGGGTCCAGACTGTAGTGGTTTTCAGCCGTGCGCTGGCTACCCTTGGTAATTACAGCGTGACCGGAGCAAACCGCTATGGTACCCCGGACGAACTGCTTAACGCCAAGCAGGAAATGACGCTGACTCAGGATAAATCCTTCACTTACACGATTGACCGCATGTCCGAGCAGGATACCATGGGCACAATGGAAGCGGCTGCTACGCTTGCCGAGAACATTGATAATCTGGTGATCCCGGCTGTAGATACCTATCGTCTTGCACGGCTTGTTGCTGGTGCTCCGGCTTCCGGTACCCACACACAGAAGAGCCACATCATTGCGAAGACTGCAGCTCAGCAGACCGGTGGTGCATATGCCGAGTTCCTTGACGCGCAGGAACTTCTGGATGACGATAAGGCTCCTCAGGGTGGCCGTGTAATGGTGGTTACCCCGGGCTTCCTGAACAAGATCAAGCTGGATGATAACTTCATCCGTCAGGGTGATCTGTCTCAGACCATGCTCATAAATGGACAGGTCGGTGAGATTGATGGCGTTCCGGTGGTCAAGGTTCCGACTTCCTACATGCCGGCGACTGTTGACTTCATCATCACCAATCCGCTTGTGATGCCCGCTCCTACTAAGCTCCAGGAGTTCAAGATTCACCTCAATGCACCTGGAATCAGTGGTGCACTTGTTGAGGCGCGTTTCCGCTACGACGCTTTCGTCCTGAATAAGAAGGCCGATGCTATCGTAGTCCATAAGACCACTCCTACGACCTGATGAGTATGACTTTTTACAGGAAAGGGGACGGGGCGAAAATCTCCGTCTCCGATCCCAATCAGGCCGATGCATTCAGAAAAAATCCTGACTGGGAGCTGGTTGTCGAGAAAGCCGAGGAGCAGGTAAGTACCGAGAAACCGGCAGAAGAGCCAGCGAAGAAAACTGGCAAAGGAAGAGTCGCAAAGAGGTGATGACATGGATGAACTGATTGAAGCCATCGTTACTGACCTTGCGGAAGAACTCAGTGGTGAGGTTGGTTACTCCGAAGATGTCCTTCGAAAAAAGGTAACCTCCGCCGCGAAAGAGGTTGTAAGGGCGAGACGGTATCCATCCGACTATGAAGCCGAGGATATTGCGGATGACCTTAATCGGTTTTACTCCAACATCCGAAACATCGCTCTTTATGACTACAACCAGATTGGCGCTGAGTTCCAGACCTACTCCGGTGAGGGTGCGATTTTCCGCAACTTCATGGATAGAAACAAACTCTTTTATGGTGTTGTGCCATTCGCCGTCTGTAGCTAGGGCCTCCGGGCTGACGGGTTCCCGGAAATATCGGTGGGGGGCTTCCGGGAGGTAATAAAGATGAGACTGACGCTACAAAACAAAATTCCAATGAAGTACTCGCTTCTGCACGACATTGTCCCTGTCTATCAGACGGATGACGAAGGGAACATCATTTATGACGAGATAGACGGTGAGCAGATACCGAGAGATACTGGTAAAACCAGATCACGGTATGAAGCCGCTGTGGACTTTTGTGCAAATGTGAATTTCTCCGGGCAGAGCGAGATCCGTTACACAGTTTACGGTTTGAGTAAATCACAGTATGACGCGATTTTTTATTCACTAAAGGATGAACTTCCTCTTGATGAGACAAGCATCATATTCATCAATGCTGAGCCGGAACTGGATGAAGACGGGTATGTGAAGCTTGAATCTGCGGACTATCGAGTGGTTCGTGTGGTTCCTTCGCTGAACTATACTTCATACCTGATCAGAAACGTGGAAAGAACTGAGAACGATGGCAGCTAAAAAGCACTGGAACATCAAGTCAACAAAAGATGTTGCAGACCTGGCGAAGTACATGGACCGGTATAACCGGACTTTCGAATTCAATATTCGCGTGTTTATGCTTCGTATCACAACCGAGGTGGGCATTCCTGTAATCGACAGCAGATATGGTGCCGGTCACGGTGATTCATCGTCAGACCACACTACGCGGCTTGAGATCAGTGCCATGGGCGGTAAGGTTGTCGGCACATTGTTCCTGGAGGGTGAAGATGTAGCCTTCATCGAATTTGGTGCCGGTGTTTATTACAATACTGCCGCCGGGACATCTCCACACCCAAAGGGTAATGACCTTGGTTTTACCATCGGTTCTTATGGACAGGGACAGGGTAGATACGACATCTGGACTTATACGGATAGATATGGGAATCTTCAGGTTTCCTACGGTACCGAAGCCACAATGCCGTTGTACACTGCGTTTGAGGAGATGGCAAAGGAGATTGCAAGGATTTTCAAGGAGGTGTTTGCGAATGTCTGAATGGTGGGCGGATATAGAGTCCCTGGTTTTTAACATCGTCAAGACACGGGCAAACAAGGTCCTCAAGACGAAATATCCGAAGATCTTCTGGACATCCCAGATACAGACGATCACAGAATCCCAGTTCCCGTGCGTATACATCCACATGATTGATTCGTACGAAATCGGTGAAGACTTGGAGCGGCTGACCATCAATGGCGTAAATGTCACCATGCAGGTCGAAGCCTATGTCAACACGGATCAGGTCGATGCAAACAGTATCATGGCGGAACTTGTAGCACAGCTGAAAAGATTGCGGTTTAACATCTCCGGCCTTCCCACATACACATCAAACGGAAATGTTTTCCGGGGTGTTGTGAGGGCAAGACGGATTATAGCCGCGCAAGACAATATTGATCAGGCACCGTAAAAGGTGTCTTTTTTATTTATGGAGGATGATTGCTATGGCAGCTACTAATGTAATGGGTATCTCCAGCATCGGCGGCAAGTTCGGTTGGGCCGTAGAGACCACTGCCGGAACCAAGCCTGAAGCATTTACTCAGATTGAGAGATGCAACAGCATTTCCGGTATCGATGTCTCCGTTGAGCAGATCGACGCTTCCGCACTGGAAGACAAGACCACGAAGTATATTGCCGGTCGTTCCGAGCCTGCTTCTGACTGGAATGTTTCCTTCAACCTGACCGATGATGTTCAGGCGCAGATCCAGGCAATGATGACCGCTTATGAAGGCCTGACCGGCGGCAAGAAGATGTGGTTTACCGTCTGGCTCCCGGATCTTACACAGGGATTCTTCATGGTCGGTGCACCGCCCGCGACGATTCCGATGCCTGAAATCGGACAGAACGAGCTGATGACCATCGAGCTCCCGATCACCGTAGAAGACTACAAGGGTCTGGCGGCAAAGATCGAGCCGACTCCGGCAGCTTGATCAGCATCCGGGCAAATAAATAACTGAGTATATAGGGTGGAGCATTTTTATGGTGTTCCACCCTTTTTTTAAAATCCGAAAGGGGACAAATATGCTGACAATCACCGTATCTGATGTAACTTATCGCATCAAGTTTGGTTACAACTGTTTTTGCGATGGCGATATTTTTGACCGTGTAAAGGACATCCTTGGGATCCTGAGTGGGGCAGGTGCAGAAGACGATGACGATGTTGCCGGTCTCGGGAAAATCAGGGATCTGTTTGCGACAACCCGCGAATTACTGTACCTCGGCTTGAAGAAGTACAACCCCGTTGATTCTCTCACCGAAGTCGGTGATTTGCTTGACACATACCGCGATGAAGCCCCCGAAGGTGAAAAGCGCGGACTGCTCCAGATTTTTACACTGCTGTCGGAGGAGTTGATGAGTGAGGGTTTTTTATCCGATCTGGCAGTGGAGATGAAAAATGTGAAAACTCCGAAGCGGAAGAAGTAATCACCGAGGAAGAGCCCAAACCATTTGCGAGGGCTGTCATGGAAGACCTTCTTCCCTTCTACCTGGTTGCCGGTGTT